GGAGACCTGCTAGAGCATGATGACCCACAGGTACAGACGCTGGCTGCCGCACGGCTCGGGGTGAAGTCCACGCTAGAAGAAACCCGCACACAGCGCTTCATCGACATATCGGGGCGTGGCATACTGCCCGTGCCCGTGCGCTACTACGCTGCCCACACGGGCCGCTGGGGCGGGGATGATAAGATCAATCTGCAGAACCTACCGAGTCGGGGCCCTAACGCCAAGGCACTCAAGAAGTGTATCGTAGCACCAGATGGCTACAGCATCGTCGAGGCAGACTCTGCGCAGATCGAAGCGCGCATGCTGGCGTGGCTGGCTGGTCAGGAAGACGTTGTAGACATATTTGCAAAAAATAATGCAGAGGTAGCCGCAGGGGTAAAAAAGGAGGATATGGAGTACGACCCGTATAAGATAATGGCGTCGCATATCTATAATAAAGGGGTGATGGACATAACCGCTGGTGAGCGCTTTGTCGGTAAGACGACGGTGCTAGGTGCAGGCTACGGCATGGGTGGCGATAAGTTCCAGCTGGCCCTCAAGAACTCTGGGGTGGAGATTACCAAAAACGAAGCCGCCAAGATCATCAGTATCTACCGAGAAACAAACGACATGATCTCTAACATGTGGAAGCAGGCGGGTATCATGCTGCGATACATGGTGCGCGGCGATGCTATGCCGTTCGGTAAAGACGGGGTGCTAGGCGTAGACCCACATGCCCCCGGCATCATACTGCCCAATGGTCTGCTGATCCGCTACGACGAGCTGGAAGAGGCCGAGAACGATAAAGGTGGGATGGAGTATTCCTACAAAACCCGCATCGGCCGCACCCGCATCTACGGCGGAAAGGTAGTCGAGAACGTCACGCAGGCACTAGCCAGACTTATTATCGGCGAGCAAATGCTGCAAATTAGTAAGAAGTACCGCGTAGTATTGACAGTCCATGACAGCATTGTATGCTGTGTGCCTGACTATGAGGCTGAAACCTGCAAAGCCTATGTCGAAGAGTGTATGCGTTGGGTTCCCGCATGGGCCGAGGGTCTACCCGTCGATTGCGAAGCAGGTATCGGAAAAAATTATGGAGAGACAGAATGATGCTCATTACCCAACAAGAGCTCGATACATTATTGACAGCCAACCCGAAGCTAAGTGGCAACGGCCTTACCTCTAAGTGGCAAGACGGCCCTACTCCTGTAGATAGGGGGCAAGTCGATCTTGCTATTCGTTGGTTGGGCTACCACGGACGGCGGGTCACTATAAACCCAAAGTACAGTAGCTACGGGTTGAAACATATGGCAGAAAATACTGCTCCCATCCTGCGACCTAATGCGATTCCGTATATATCGAACGGGGCCTTCATAGCCGCCGCTATACATCTCGGGTACCGTGTAGTGCAGATACTGGACACTCCTAACGTCCGCATAAACATCAGCATGAAAAAGAAAATACAAGACGCGTTGCTCAAGAAAGCAAAAGGTGAAACAGAATGAGCAGCGCAGGTGCATGGTCTTTTAGTCGGATGAAGGCTTTCGAAACGTGTCCGAAACAGTATTACCACGTGAACGTGCTCAAGCAGTTCCCGTTCCAAGAGACCGATGCAACCAGATATGGTACCGAGTTTCATTTGGCTTGCGAAGAATACATCCGTGACGGCAAGCCACTGCCGCCGCAGTTCTCGTTCATGCGGCCCGCTATGGAGAAGCTCGCTGCCATGCCGGGGGAGAAGCACTGCGAACGTAGGATGGGCCTAACCGCTGATCTTGAGCCGTGCGATTTCTTCGACAAGAACGTGTGGTTCCGCGGTATCGTAGACTTGCTGATTATAAATGGGGATACGGCGCGCATCATCGACTACAAGACTGGCAAGAGTGCAAAGTATGCCGACGTTGGGCAGCTGCAGCTTATGGCCCTGTCGGTGTTTAAGCACTTCCCGCAGGTGAAGAAGGCTAAGGGCGCGCTGCTGTTCACCATCGCCAACGATATCGTGAAGCAGGACTACTCCGTCACTGACGAGGGCGTACTGTGGAAGCCGTGGGTTATGAAATACGCCGCCTTGGAAAAGGCCCATGAGACAAATGTATGGAACCCAAGACCGTCGGGGCTATGCCGAAAGTACTGCCCTGTGCTAGAGTGCGCCCATAACGGGGGTTAATAGCCATGCCATACACGAAGTCTCCTAGACCGTATAAACACGAGTACCAAAAACAGAAAGAGCGCGGCGAGCACCCAGATCGCATGGAGCGGCAGCGGGCACGTCGCGCTTTGGACAAGAAGGGTGTGGATCGCACTGGCAAGGATGTGAGCCACAAGAAAGCGCTGGCCAAAGGCGGTACCAACGCCGACGGCTATAAGCTGGAAAGCCCAGCGAAGAACCGCAGCCGGAACGGTCATAAGCCCGGTGAGAAAAAACGTTAGGGCAAACCCTAACATCTAGGAGAACAATATGCAGATAATCGACAATAAGGCGTTGCTGTTACGGCTACGCAATCCAAAACAAGTCACTACAATCATCCCAAAAAGCAAAGCAGTTAACGAGCATGAGGTTGTTGTACACTGGGGTGTGAACGAGGCACACACGCTTCGCGGGCTCAATATCAACGTGCCGTCGCCCATTGAGAACCGTTACAGCTGGACGGGTAAATTTACCCCGATGTCGCATCAGCGCACTACGGCAGCCTTTCTGACTATGAACCGCAAGGCGTTCTGCTTCAACGAAGCGGGAACGGGCAAGACAGCCAGCGCGATATGGGCCGCGGACTTTCTGATGAAGCAGGGTATCATCAAACGCGTGCTCGTCATCTGCCCGCTCTCGATTATGGACAGCGCATGGCGCGCGGACTTGTTCTCATTTGCCATGCACCGAACTGTGGACATCGCCTACGGCACAGCGGCCAAGCGTAAGAAGATCATCGCAGGTAAGGCTGACTTCCTCATCATCAACTACGACGGCGTTGAGATCGTGAAAGATGATATCGCTGCGGCAGGCTACGACCTCATCATTGTGGACGAGGCTAGCCACTACAAGAACGCCCAGAGCAAGCGCTGGAAGGTGCTTAACTCTCTGGTAGGGCCGAACACTTGGTTGTGGATGATGACGGGTACACCTGCGGCGCAGGGGCCCGAGGACGCCTACGGCTTGGCCAAGCTCGTCAACCCAACGGGTGTGCCTAGGTTCGCTGCCGCTTGGAAAGACATGGTTATGGTCAAGCTATCGCAGTACCGCTGGAAGCCCAAAGAAAACTCCGAGTACACTGTGCATCGTGCACTGCAGCCGGCGATACGGTTCACCAAGGAAGAATGCCTCGACCTGCCCGATATGACCTATGTTAAGCGGGACGTGGAACTGACCAAGCAGCAAGACCTCTACTACAACCGCCTAAAGAAACAGATGGTTATGGAAGTCGCTGGCGAGCAGATCACGGCGGTAAACGCGGCTGTGATGATGGGTAAGCTGCTACAAATATCGGCCGGTGCAAGTTACACCGAGTCAGGTGATACCGTCCAGTTCGACATCAACAACCGCTACAATGTCCTCAAGGAAGTCATCGCCGAAACCTCCCACAAGGTGCTGGTCTTCGTGCCTTTCAAGCACGTCATCAACATGCTAACCACACAGCTGACCAAGGATGGCATCACAAATGCCGTCATCAACGGCGACGTGAACGCTGGCACTAGAACCGAGATATTCAAACAGTTTCAGCAGCAGCCGAACCCACGGGTATTGGTCATCCAACCACAGGCCGCTGCGCACGGCGTCACACTCACTGCGGCGGATACAGTCGTCTGGTGGGCGCCAACATCATCACTCGAAACCTATGCGCAGGCTAACGCGCGGGTGCACCGCAAGGGGCAAGTAAACAAGTGTACAGTTGTCCAGTTACAGGGGTCGGGTGTAGAGCGTCGGGTTTACAGGATGCTCGACGAGAAGATAGACGTGCATACTAGGGTCGTCGATCTTTATAAAGAGTTACTTGACTAGTGCATTAGATACTACTATATATCAATTCTTGATAGTGAAGGAGAACCACTATGACTACTGAAACTGAGGCCGATGTAGGCCCTACGCCGGACATGCTGACCAGAACCTACATCAAAATCCGCAACAAGCGGGCTGAACTGAAAGCCGAGTTTGAAGAGCAGGATAGCGTCCTAGAGGCACAAATCAACGCTCTCAAATCGGAGCTGCTCGACTACTGCAAGTCGCAGAACATCGACAGCGTTCGTACCTCCGAGGGAACATTCTATCGCACGATCAAGACGCGCTACTGGACAAATGACTGGGACTCGATGAACAAGTTTATCTTGGAACACGAAGTCCCACAGTTCTACGAGAAGCGCCTCAACCAAACTGTGATGAAGCAGTTCCTAGAGGAAAACCCCGATGTACTCCCACCCGGCCTAAACGTCGACAGCGAGTACGTCATCACTGTAAGGAAGAAATGATGACCGACAAACCCTTTGTTACTATTGAAGGTGTTGCGGAGCATTTTGTCGTATCGGTAGCCACCGTGCGTACATGGCTTCGCAACGGCACGGTACCGAGAGACACCTATCTGAAGGTGGGTAACACCTACAGGTTCGACCTGCCTAAGCTGGCAGACGCACTGGTCAACGCGCCGAAGAAATCGGCGCAGTTGGAAATGGACTTCGACAACGAAACCGATAACTAAGGAGAACAACATGAGTGAAATGACACTTTTTGGCAAAGGCAACCCGCTGGTAAACAGCGATCTCTTCAAGTCTCTGCGCGATATGAACAAGATGCTCGCTGGTGGGCCCGGTTCCGCTGGTAAGCGTATCTCGATCAAGGGTGGCCGGTTCCGCCTTTTTGTTGATGGTGAGCAGGTCTCCGTGTCCAAGGAAGACCACCTGAACGTCGTGGTGGTTAACGCCGCCCCGATCTCGCGCACCTACTACGAGGGCGCCTACGACCCGAACAACACCTCGGCACCGACCTGCTGGTCATCCGATACACGTGCGCCAGCGGCAGAAGTCCCTGCGGATCAGAAGAAAGCCGCGCGTTGCGCTGACTGCCCCATGAACGTCAAAGGTTCGGGACAAGGCGATAGCCGTGCCTGCCGCTTCAATCAGCGTCTGGCAATCACGCTAGAGGGCAAGCCTGATGAAGTGTATCAGATGCAGCTGCCGGCCACGTCGCTGTTCGGTGACGGCAAGAACGGTAAGATGCCTATGCAGGCATATGCCAAGTTCCTCGATGCGCACGATACGCCTATCATCGCAGTGATGACCCAGATGTCGATGGACGAAAATTCGGAGACTCCGAAACTGTACTTCAAACCCGTGCGTCCTTTGACCGAGGAAGAACTTAATGTTGCAGTGGTAGCCAAAGACAGCGAAGATGCTATCAAGGCCATCACCATGACTGTCGCACAGACTGATGGTGTTAAGAAGAAGGACTCTGAGGCCGGAACCAAGAACTACAATCCGGCCAAGGAAAAGATCATCCTCGACGACGAAGACGAGGTTGTAGAACCAAAGAAAGTTGAAACTAAAAAGGCCGCTAAGCCTGCCGATGGCCCCAAGGCCGACATCTCGGCTCTTGTCTCGCAGTGGGACGACGAGTAATCCTTAACAGGCTTGCCGCGACGAGGGATAAAAATAACCTCACCTCGTCGCGGCATTTCAACAGATAGAGTGGCGGCAATGGATACAATGACATTTTTGCAGTCCGTTCTTGGGACTGCATT